GACATAAGTGGCGGCGGCAACTATGTTATTAACACTCCTGGAGGTGTGGTTACAATTATTTGTGCCGCAGCAGATGCTTGGGTTGTTATCAATAAGATTACATAGTAGTCTTTTTCTTTCGTTTATCACTATTTAGAATGATACGTATTATTTAGGAGTTAACTTAATGTCTTCAATGTTAGAACAAGCAATCGTTGACGCACAGGCGTTACGTGAAGCTGCTCTCAAAAATGCAGAGCAAGCACTTATTGAAAAATTTGCACCACAAATTAAGGATGCAGTTGAAAGTCTTTTGGAGGGAGAAGCTGCTCAGGCAAAGAGAAAAGTTTCATATGAAGGAAAAAACTACACTCTGCAGGAAATTGAAGACGGGAAAGCCACAATTATGAGAGAGGGCGAGAAACCTTTCATTGTTGCAGAGTCGGAATTATCAGAAGCAATTGATGAAAAGTTGCTACAAGAAGAAGAAGGCACAGCTATGACTGGTGGAGACGCTGCTTCTGCTGCTATTGAAGCCCCATTCGCCGGAAATCCAATGAATGATGATCGTCCTGTTGAATTTAGCATGGACATCGAATCAGATGAATTTCATATTGACCTAGAACAAATTAAAAAAGAACTTGAATCTGAACAAAAACCAGATGAAGAAATGGAAGGCCCTTCTGATCTTCTTGGCGATTTGGGCGACGAAGAAGCTCCAACCGAAGAAGCTCCAGCCGAAGAAGGCGGAGAAGAACTTGACCTAGGACTTGATCTTCAAGAATCACAACAAGATGATGATGCTTTAGTAAATGAGATTATGGATCTTATGAATGAAATTTATAGCGATGATGCAGAGGTTCTAGAAGAAGAACTTATTGTTGATATGGGACATGTAAAAGATGGTACGTTCCAAACAAATAAAGAAATCTTGGAATACTATAATGAAATGCAAAAAGCTAAAGAATATGCTGAAGGCTTGATGCAAGAAAAAGAAAAGGAAAATGAGAACCTTAAAGAAACTCTCAAACGATTTAAATTAAAGAATAAACAATATAAAGATGCTGTTGAGAAGCTTTCTCAAAAACTTAATGAGACACTTCTTTCCAACGCTAAATTAGTTTATTCTAACAAAACATTAGGCGATGCCTCCTTGAATGAGCGACAAAAATCTAAAATTGTCGAAGCCATCGCCAAGGCAAGAACTCCCGAAGAAGCAAGAAATCTTCATGAGGCTCTGAATGCTACGGTAACTTCTGGTCAGGATAAGAAATCCCCTAGAACCCTAAGCGAGTCTGTAACAAGAAAATCTACTTTGTCTGGAATTCTTCCACGTAGAAAACAGCAAGTTAATGAATCTGAAGAGCATACATTTGCAGAGAAGATGAAAAAACTTGCGGGCATTAAATAACAATATTTAAGGAGGTTAAAAAATGTCTATTATTGAAACTTTGACAGAAGGCATCGTAAACCGTGACATGAAGAAGGAAGGCTCTGCTCTTCTTTCTAAGTGGGGAAAAACTGGTCTACTTGAAGGTCTTCAATCAGAACACGAGAAAGCAGGGATGGCTCGTCTTCTTGAAAACCAAGCAAAAGAACTTCTTCGCGAAGCTAACACTATGTCTAGCAACGATGTTGAAGGTTTTGCTGCTGTTGCATTCCCAATCGTTCGTCGTGTATTCGCCGGACTTATCGCAAACCAATTGGTTAGCGTTCAACCTATGAGCCTTCCTTCCGGACTCATCTTTTTCCTTGACTTTACCTATGGAGCAAACATCAACAACGGTTCATCTGCTACTCGTTTTGGAAATGAAGTAGATGCTTCAATTTATGGTACAGATAAAGTAGGTAAAGGTGTTGCTGAAGGCGTGAGTCTTTTGGGATCTGATAAAGCTGATCTTTCTGGGCCTGGTCGTGGTGGTATGACCGGCTATGCTTTTGCATCTCCGACTGGGTCAAACTCTGCTGAATTCGGAACAGGTGGCGCTGCTGTAGGTATGCACGTTGCCACTTTCCATCTTGACGGAACAGTTTCTGATGTTAACAAAAAATACATCAAATACGATGCCGATCTTTTAACTTTGGGCTCTACCGATGATAAGGTTGTTATGGTTTTTGAACTAGTAGAATCTCTTCACGATCAAGCAGATCTAGATAATCTATCTGCTTTTGATATTGATGCAACTGCTCTTTTATCAGAAGTTCAAGGTCAAGCAAGTGGATCACCTACTGGTGCGAAAGTAATTCGTCGCCTTACCAGTTTAGTAAAATCCGCAGACTCAGCTTGTTCAGCAGATGCAATTCGCTACATCATTATTATGGACGGCATACTACAAGCGACTGAAGATTCAACAGCAGCTGCTCTTTCTGCCGGGCTTGCGATAGGAAAAGTTACTTATCCTCTGAAAGACACTGCTGCTTCTTCTGTGAACTCTGCTGGTGCTCTTACAGCATTCGATCTACCAATGGAAGGAATCTCTGAAATTCCAGAAATCGACATCAAGGTTGATTCAATTGCAATCACAGCTCAAACCAAGAAGTTGAAAGCTAAGTGGACTCCAGAACTTGGACAAGACTTGAATGCTTATCACAACTTGGATGCTGAGGTAGAACTTACTTCTATCCTTTCTGAGCAAATTGCTCTTGAAATCGATCGTGAGATTCTCGCCGACCTTGTAAATGGTGCAACTGCTGGAACTCAATATTGGTCTCGTTCACCTGGACTTTTTGTTAACAAAGAGACCGGTCTTGAACTTGGTGCCAACTCTGCTGCTCCTGACTTCACCGGAACAGTTTCAGAATGGTACGAGACGCTCATTGAGACTATCAATGATGTTTCTGCACAAATTCACCGTAAGACACTTCGCGGTGGAGCGAACTTCGTAATCGTTTCTCCTGAAGTTGCTAACATTCTTGAATTCACTAGCGGGTTCCGTGCAAACGTAACTGCTGATGCTGACAAGGGTGAAATCGGCGCTGTTAAGGTTGGATCTCTCAGCCGTAAGTTCGACGTTATCGTTGATCCTTACTTCCCACGTAACGTGATCCTTGTAGGACGTAAAGGAAATAGTTTCCTTGAGTCTGGATATGTTTATGCACCTTATGTGCCACTCCAAACTACACCTACAATCTTCGGCGTAGAGGACTTTGTACCACGTAAGGGTGTCATGACTCGCTATGCGAAGAAAATGGTTCGCCCTGACATGTACGGTCTCGTTGTCGTCCGCGATCTCCTTGGTGGAGAGTACTCTAGCTAATCTCTGATTAACTGAGTGTTATAAGAGCCCCCTTCTCTTTTTGAGTTGGGGGTTTTCTTTTTATAAAAACTACTTACTTTGACTTGAAGCCCGGTCTCCTTTGAGCGAGGCCCCTGCTCACTGTTTCTACCGGAATACGGGGCTGGTAGATACGGGTCGGGTAACAAGTCCATAATTAACTATAGGAGAATAAATTATGGGAAATCGAAGATTAAGTCGTAAAAGACTTTTCCAAGTTGAAAAAGCCGGACAATCAATTGATCTTGAATCTGGTACTGGTATTAAAAATGCTATTGGCAGTGCATCACAGCATCGTCAAGGTCAAGAAATTATTACTGAGATCTATGTAGATCTATTTCCGTCAACTGGTGCGATGCAGGCCGGTGGTGGTGCCGGAAATGCAATTGGAGAAACTGGTGCCGGGACCAACTATGCTTATATAACCCAACTCACTGAGGCTAAATATGGTATTATTACTGAGCTTCGAATGGTTTGTGTTGAAGCACCAGCCGCTGCTGCAAATGGAGACGATGTCGATCTTATCATTGACGCTGATCTACATGATCAAGGTGACGCATTGTCTGGTGTAGCCGGTCCAGCACAATTAACAGCAAAGGGTGATGATGCCACATCAGATCATGATGATTTTAGCACAGTTTCAAATAAATATCTTTACCTAGCAGATGGTGCTGGGGGTGGTTCTGGTGCATATGCAACAGGTAAATTTATTATTTATATTCATGGGTTTGTAGCCCCTGATGATGTTTAGGAGGTGATACTATGGGTGTAAAAAGAATATCAAGAGGAAAACTGTTTGATACAGAAAAACTAGGAATAAATGTCCTAGAAAGCATCGGTGTTTCCAGTGGTATGAAAGATGCCATCGTATCTGCCACGCAACATCGTGAAGGATTCAAGGTAGTAACTGATATAGTTGTAGACCTAGGAACCTCTAAGGCCACAGTTAAATCTGGTGGTACAACTGTGAACCAACCAGTGGGAACACTAAACGATTCAGGTGTAGCTCAGGTTTCTTACCTCTGCAAACTAGATCCGAGTGTTTTCGGCATTGTATCAGTTCTTGAAGCTATTTGTTTGGAACAACCAACCGATGGTGTTTTGACAGGCGCGAATGCTTATAAACTCTTGGCTGCTGATGCTACTGGGAAAATAGCTAATGCACCAAGTAGCATTGTGACATTGAGTACACATACTAGCATTGGAACAGCCAAAGGTAAACACGATTTCGCTAGTGTAAATGGCGGTACTTTTACTGCTGAAGCATTGGAGAATAAATATCTTTACATCGCTGGTGGTTCTGCTGTAAACACTGCTGTTGGTGCTGCTGTTGGTAGAATCGCAGTTAGTGCAGACAACTTCAATGTCAATCAAATTGAGGATGGTAAAACTAGAATAATTGTTGTCGCTACTGATGGAACTGTTGTTACAGGTACGGCTGATGCAGCACGTGATAGAGCAGATTCTGGTGCTGGATTGGTTGGCAATGCAGCTAAAATTGGTATCCAAGATGTAACTACCGCAGCACATCTTGCTGAAGCAATTGCTAGTGGCTTTAATGCCCACGGTAAATTTACTGCTGCTGTGGAAAATACGTCAGAAGTTAAGTTCACACAGGGCACTGCTGGTGTTACTGGAAATACAGCAATTGCTGTTGTTAATGGTGTTAGCGCCGCAGGTGCTGCATTAACGTTGGCTGCCACTGTAACTGATTTTGCAGGTGGAACAACTGCTGGAACTTCGACTGCGATGACTGCTGGTAAGTTTTTAATCAGAGTTGAGGGTTTCTTGGCTCCAGATGATGTGTAGCATTAAACCTATCAATCTATGCCCTTCCTTGTGAGGGGCTTTTTTATTTGTAAATTACTAATTATTTTACAATTTTAAGGAGATTATTATGTCTGGTAGACGAAGAATGGTGGCTAAGAAAAAACTTGCTGAAGCGGAAGCCGCGAAAGCTGCTGAAGAAGCAAAGAAAAAAGCTGCTGCTGAAAAACAACGTAAAGCTAAAGAAGCCGCTGAAAAGAAAAAGAAAGCTGAAGCAGCAAAAGCCGCTGAAAAAGCAAAGAAAAAAGCCGCAGAAGAATCCAAAGCCTCCGAATAGAGGCTTTCTCTTTGTTAAAACTATTTAGGTAAGACATGGAGGATCGTGAATGTCATTACCAGAATTAACACCAAGTTCTCAAACATCAGCAATAATATTACCAATTACCGGAACAATATCAAATGTTGCCGCAGCATTGCCTTTAGGGGTGTACAAAGACTCAACAGAATTTTTGTCAGGTGCCGTGGCTCAAGTTGCTTTTACATACAAAAGATTAGGCGGAGATGTCCTTGACATTGAACTAACCGAAGAAAACGTTTATGCTAACTTTGAAGACGCTGTACTTGAATACTCTTACCTAGTGAACATTCACCAATCAAAAAACGTTATTGGATCAGCTCTCGGTG